ATGACTGGTGCATACAGAGATACTATAAGATTTGAGGTAAACGGTAAAAATATGAAGTTTGGGGCTGGAGATGCAACAGTTAATTATGTGAAATATCTTGAAGGTGGATTAAATAGACCAAATATTGTTAAATCAATAGTTCAAAATACGGAAAAAATAAATCAAGAAGTGACAGAGCTATTCAAAAAAGCAATTAGAGGCACAAAATGATAAAAGCAATATTAAGAAATGTAAAGACATACATATCACAAAATACATATGTATTTGATACAAATACACAGATAGTAAACGCAGTAACAGTAAGCAATAAGATACAAGGAACTGGATTAGATGGAGAGTGGACGATAAAACCGAATGGACAGCTAAATAATGCCTTTGCAAAAACAGTCAGAGATACACATGATGGAGACGATATAGCGACAAGGGCTTGCATATGTACTACACATGACTTTGTAGCAGGGGTTGCAAATACAGATTGTTACTATGGTGAAGAGGAAATATCCCATAGTCTTACGGCAACACAAGTAAACGCAGGTATTTTTAAGACAAAAGAAAGTGCATGGACTAAAGCAAAAGACACAAAAACAGATAATGCTATTTTGATATATATTGCCTCTACAGATAATGCAGACAGAAGCGATAAAAGAGGTACTGGGACAAAGCATGATTATTGGACAAGGTGGACAATAGGTACAATTTATAAAATCAAGACAGAAGATATGGAAGGCTTAGACTGTGTAGATGCAGAAAAGTTATTTATATCAAGCATATTGGGGGTGAAAACAAAAACATCATCATGGTTAAAATTTGAAAAGACACTAGGAAGAACAACAGCAGGAAAGTATCAAATAGTAGAGTATTTGTTTAGTTACGAGGATTTTATGGAACTTGATGATACAATAGCAGGCAGGGTAAAAGGCTTCAATAAGGCTGATTACCAATTTACACAAGAAGGATAAAACATGGGATTACAGTCTCCGTTTATAAACTGGACAGCAATCAGTGGTGATAGAGAGGCAGGGTTCGTAGAACAAAAAGTCTTGATTATCGGACAAGGAGCAGGCACAGCAGTTGCAGGCGAAATTGTAAAAGAAGTAACCGTTGCAGAGGCAGGCACTCTTTTTGGTGAGAACAGCATGGTTACAATGGCAGTACAAAGATTTAGAGAGCATAATGAAGTAGTGGATATTTCAGTATTACCGCTACATCTTCAAGGTGCAGGCACAAAAGCACAAGGTGGCATCAAGTTCACTGGAACAGCAGAAGAAACAAAAGATATTATTGTAAGAGTGGCAGATGATAATTTCAAAGTAAAACTATCTGTCGCAAAGGGTGAGACAGCAACACAAATTGCATCAAAAATCCACACAGCTATAGACGCTTCAACTATTCCAGTAACATCTACAGTAGATAGTACAGATGATACGCTGGTAGTACTTGAATTTGATATAGAAGGTGCAGTCGGAAATGGATTAGTGACAACACAAGACGAAAGAATTGCAGGAGTATCAGTAAGTAATATCGTATTTAGTGGCGGTACTGGAGCATACACAACAGAAAAAATACTTGATGGAATTTCAGAGAGATACCAAACAATTATATTTGATGAAGCTATGATGTATGAAGATGTAGAAAAATACGTTGAGGGCAAATTCAATACAACTAACGCAGTGCAAGGCGGAGTTGGGATTACAGTTAAAAACGGAACACAAGCAACAGTTGGTGCATTTGTAGATGGTAAAAATGCCAAAACAATGGTTGTACTTGGTAATGTTGACGAGATGAAGTACAACATGATACCACTACTTGCAGGGGCAGAGTTTGGGGCAAAAAGAAGTTTGAGAATGACAGACGGGGCAGTGCTTGGTGACTTGGTGCTTGATGCAGAAGAGGTGTACGGTGGAATTGAAAAGGCATCATTGCCATACCATAACACGCCTATGAGCTATAGAGCACCAAAATCAACGATAGAACATGGAGAATTGGAGAACTTGAACGGAAAAGGTGTTAGCTTAATTGTACCGAATGGACAAGATAGCGTGCTTGGGTCACTTGTAACAACTTACAAGCATGATAATGCGGGACAACTAGATGCAAACTTCAAATATCTAAATGCAGTTGATACAGCTATGGCAGTACAAGAGTATCTGTATAATCAATCAAAAAAAGAGTTTGGACAAACAAGAGCCACAAAAGGGTCACTTGTTGCAGGCGTATCTATGACAAATGAAATACTTGTAAAAGGCTTTATTGTAAGTCTGTACGAAGCAATGGCAGAGAAGGCGTTGGTGCAAGGCGGAAAAGAAGCTATTGACTACTTCAAAAGAGAATTAAGCGTAAAACTTGACATAACAACTGGCGTTTATAAGGTATATGCACCTACAGCTATTGTTGCACAGTTCAGAGGACTTGATGGTACAGTAGCAATAGGCTACAATTTTAAAGGATAAGGCATGGCATTAGAAATTAGTGGAAATACGGTAGATATTAATGGAAACATTGTAGCAGTATCAAAGAAGCCTAAATACAAAGGCGGACAGCCAAAAACTGAAACAAGAACAGCGATGGTGGGCAAAAATGTAGTAAATACACAGTCAAGAGACTACAGCGAAGCATATTCAGTTGTAACAGTCACATTAAGACATACCCCCGAAAATATTGCACTCAAAGAGGCTTGCCAAGAAAAGGTTGGTAAAAATGCAATTAGAATACTTGATGAAGATACGGGCTTCATCAAAACTTTTAACCAGTGTTCAGTAGAAGAAGACCCCGAACACGATTTTGATGGCGAGGATTTTGAGATAGTATTCCACGGTAACCAAGCAGTGTAAAGAGGAGAGATGATGCAAAAAGAGTACAAGTTAAATACACCACTAGAAGTAATGAATGACACGAGAGGTGAATTTGAAAAGCAAGACAAGATATTTGTAAGGGTAGGAGGATATGCAGACGTAAAAGCATTGAAGGGCTATCAAGACAGAGTATTTAAAAGATTTATGGACTCCATGAAGGAACAGCAGTCAAAGGCAGATACAAAAGACAAGAAAGCAGAAGAGAAGCTAAAAGCAGAAGATTTATTGTCAGTCTTGGAAATGGAAGGTGCATCAGAAGAAATGTTTGAAATGTCATTTGAACTAATCAAGAGATGCGGAACAATAGGAGAGCAAAAAGTATCAGAAGACCTCATAAATCAAATGCAGGTCGAAGATATGGAAGCACTGTATGAAAAGGTGATGAAAGATTTTTTGTCCAAAAAAGCTATTTCAAGATTGAACAGTATGAGCAAATAGCATTCGATGTATGCCTCTTCATGGAAGGGGGCGTACAGTATGAGTATCTTATGGAGAGTATTCCATTAGAGCAGTTTGAAAAGCTTTTCAACATGGCAAGTAAGCGAAGCAAAAAAATAGAGCATGAGATGAGGAAGAAGAAATAACCTCATCTATGTATTGATACAAAGTGTGCATAATGGTGCATAGATTATATAAATACACGGAGCTTTAAATGGCATTTGATTATTCAGTAAACTTCACAGCTATAGACAAAATAAGTGCAAAAATAGATAAAATAAATGCAAAAATAGCAGGGTTGAAGCAAAAAGCAAGAGACGCATCAAAAAAGTTAAACTTTGTAGGGAAAGTAAAGCTAAAGACAAAAGAAGCATTCGCTAAACTAAAGAGACTAGAAGACAAGATAAAAGGAATTGCAACCAAGGCAATAGTAATAGGTGGGGCAGGACTTTATGGAGTCAAAAAAGCCATAGACCAATCCTCTAAATTTCAATCATCATTTGCAGGGGTTGCAAAGGTGGCAAACCTATCAAAGCAGAAGACACAGGAACTAAGAGAAGAAATACTTAAAACATCGAAAACAATGCCTATAGACCCGTCAAAAATAAGTGAAATATATGAGGCAGGGGCAAAGCTAAATAGAAAAGGTAAAGAGTTAAGTGGATTTGTTAAAACGGCAGGAACGGTAGCTATAGCACTTGATATACCAAACATGGGAGAAGTGGCAGGAATAATGGGGAAAATGGGTTCACTATTAAAATATGACAATAGTGCCTTCGTAAAGTTTGGAGATATTCTAAACTATACAGCAGACCACTCCGCAACAGATGCAGAAAAGTTAATCAATGTTATTGGAAGGTTATCAGCAAAATTTGGTGATTTGAAATTTAATCAAAGCGATGTGGTAGGGGTTGGTGCATTTGCAGAAATGGTAACGCAAAGTCAAGAGGTCGCAGGTTCGGGAATGAAAAGAGTCCTTACGAAATTGCAACAAGTAAAAAAATATAGAAAACAGTTGGAAAAATCAAAAGGGGCAGGGCTTTTGCATATATTTGAAAAAGTAAGCAAGATGTCAAAAGTTGGACAGATGGAGTGGCTTGATAAATACATAGCAAAGTCTGGTGAAGCTAGAACTATGGGACAACAGCTAATAAATAATACTGAACTTCTAAAGAAAACACTGGAGGTGTCACACTCAAAAAAGGCTATAGGAAGCCTACAGAGAGAGTATGAAGTAGTTATGAAGCTAACCAAAACAAAAGAAGAACTCGCAAAAAACGCATATGCCCGTGCCATGATAAGAGCAGGGGAGGCAATAAGACCAGTTTATGATAAGGTGCTTGATGTATTCACAAAAATAAGTACAGCTATAGAGGGATTTATTGAGAAATATCCAAAGTTATCCAAAGTAATAGGAATGACAATAGCAATATTATCTACTCTTGCAGTAGTGGCAGGTACAGTAGCATTGGCAATGTTTGCAATATCTGCAAGTGTAATGTTTTGGGGTGGAGTTATTGCATTGGCAATAGGTGCATTAGTCGGGCTATATGTGTACTGGGACGAATTGGTAGCATACATAGGCAAAGGAGCAAGGATAGTACAAGATTGGTGGAATTCGTGGAGCATGGAGAGTGCTATCTCATCAATTATAACATTCATAACAGAGGCATTGTCTCCACTAAAAGAAGCATTTGTGAATATAGCAGGACTTATATCGGGTGCAACAAGAGGAGTAGTAGAGTGGGGAGCATCTTTTGGTTTTGTTGATGGTGCTATAGCGTTGATTAATAGCTTGACAGCACCCATAAGAGCTATAATAAATCTTATTTCTAGTTTGATGGATAAATTTAATGTAATAGAAGGCATAAAGTCAAAGATGTCAGAGTGGGGTGGAGCAATAAGTAGCACATTTGACAGTGCAGTAAACTATATTACTAGTGACAGCGAAAACAAGCAGGACACAGCAAGAGATAAGAGTAATTCACTGAGAGAAACAAATATAAACAAAAACAAGTCTATGCAGTCAGTGGACATTATGGTTAGAGCAGAAGAAGGCACAAGTGCAGTAGCTCATCATAAAGAGAACGGGAACACTAGAAAACTAAGAACAAACAGGAATGGTACTGAAAAGGCAGGCATCTAACATGGGATTAATGATTAGTAAAATAGGTGGCATAAGGGTTATCCAAGCAGAAGACAGCAAGCTTGATGTTACTCATAAATCAGAGGACGGAGGGAAGATAGGAGGATTTGGACATCAAGGCTCAAACAATACCGTTGATTTGGGAAAAGGTAAAAGAATAAATACAATAAAGGTAATGGTGACAAATAATGCCGATAATGAAGCACTCCATAACATACTATATCTGGAACGATATACAACAGTTACAGACAAGTTTAGAGGCACTACAAAGGCATATATAGACAAGTTCACCGCCACAGACAGCGATAAGCATATAGGGCTTACTATTTATGAGATAACATATACAGAGCAGGACGGGGAGAGTTCATCTAGTCCGAGTTTCGGAATAAATATATTTAGTGAAGCGTTGTCTATGGTTGCTACAATAGCAGGAGACATTGAGAATATAAGTAAAATGGAAGGACTTACAGACAATGCTATATCAACACTAAGAGAAGGGCTTATGTCAATAATAGATGGAGCAAAAGGCATAACAGACCCATATTTTGAAACAGTTGAAAAGGTAAGGATTAAAAAAGATATAGCAGAAGGCATAAGTGAGATGCAGGTGTCAAGAAAGAGAATAGTTGATGCAATGGTTAATATTATAGACTTTAGGACTCCAATTACAAATATAGATGCAGACAGATATGAAAAAAGAATGAAGCAAGCAGGAGCAGAGGTAGAAGGAATAGTAAGGGGAAGAACAGCAAAGAAGAATACTGTTACTGAACATCTTAGGAAAATAAGTAATTATCCAATATCAGAAGCGGGACAAATTTTAAAGCCAAAATTAAACGGAGAATACATATCAGATGATATAAAATATGATGGAATACATACTAAGGAATACATATGTAATCTTCATATTTCATACTTGCTAAATAAGGTAAAAGCCATAAGGGGCGTTAAGTCTGTTTTGCTAGGAGGGTATAATAGTAGAAGTGACTTTGAAAGTGAAGTAGATGATATAATAGTAAGGCTTAGAAATATAGGGAAAAGAGAGGACGAGATAGCAGGCATAATCTACAATATTAGGGCATATGCAAATACACAAAGGTACAGAGAGATAATTGATATAGAAGTAGATAGTTATAAGCCATTAGTAGATATTGTGTACTCATTGTATGGGAGTATAGACGATTATGAAGCCATAAGAGATATGAACGGACTAGCAGATAATGATAGAGTAAAGGGAACAGTAAAAGTATATACAAAAAAGGTTACTAGATGATAGTAGTAGTCAATGGAGAAGAGGTTGAGTATAAAAGTGTCATAGTAGATGTGAACAAAGATGAGATACCAAGACAGTTTACAATAATAAATAATGAAGAGAAGCCCTCGTTCAAGAAAGGTGACATCGTTCAGATTTTCAACAGTAGAAGAATTTTACTTATTGATGGAGATATAGAATATATAAAAATGAAGGGTGAAACATCAAAAGAATATGTAGGAAGAAACAAGGCAAAATACATAGTAGATTGCTATTCAGACAAAACGATACAGTTTTCAGAAGGATTAACAGTACAAACAGTACTTGAAGAGGTAGCAAGTAGATTTGG